ACTGCTTCGTTTCGCACAGTATAGAGACCGACGACGGGGAAATCCATGCCTCGCGGGGTCGCCGGGACAAAAAAAGGGGGCCCGCATGGGGCCCCCCGGAAGGGTTACAACAGGGGAGTGAGCTACTTCATCCGCGCCGCATGGCGTGCCTTTGCGGCCTGAACCTTTTGTTCCCAACTGAGCGGGCCGGAAGCTTGATACTTGGATGCACGGGGCTTGCGAATTCGCGGAGCCTCAACACGGGGAGATCTGTTCCCTTCCGAACGGATCATGTCGGGTGAGATCCACGCGTTTGCCCGCCTTAACGTTTCATGCTTGCAATGATCCGCAAACCCTTCCGAGGAAAAACCACTACGCCAGTGAGCTAGCCAACGTACATCAAATTTGCCGTGTTCGGGATGATCGACGGTACTGATCCCCGAACGGGGAGCCGAACTGGTAAACGAATTGGTATCGTCTGGATCCGCAATCCCCACAAGTGGATCTGGTACGTCCACTGGCGATTCCAGAATCGCGAGAATCTCACTCTGCCGATCCGTATCCATTCCGGAAACTTCGCGCATGGCAAGGGCCCTGTTCCAAAAGGCTGAGTAGCGGAACAGATCATCAGGGCCGGAAGACAATCGCTTGGCGCGGCGACCGATGGAACCGAGATCGTTCTCGGTGGATTGATACGGGAAATGCCCACTGTGGCGAAAACTGAGAGCTACCATGTAGCCCCCATCCTGTTTCTGCCCACCTCCTACGCGGTAGGCATGATCTAGGGATCGATAGTTCCCGCGTGGGAAAAACAGGGGCCCACCTACGCTTGCGGTAGGTGCGAACCTCGGAAACCTGTTGAAGCTTGCGTGGCTGTTCCAGCCTAGTTCTAGGATTCGCTTGATCCGCGATCCACTGTGGATCCGGATTGCGGTTCTGTAACCCATCAGCGTCGGTTTCTGCGGGGAACCTGCCGTTGACCAGTTCACCGACATGGATCGCGGTCGCTCCCACGCAAAGGGTTTCAATCCGAGAGGCAAGTAAGTCTGGAAGGGATTGCTCTCGGTGTTCCAGCTGATCGGCCACGCGGCGAGCGACAACAGCGGGGACGCGTGTAGTGTGTAGACTCGGTTGTGATCGTAGCGGTTCATCGGCTGTTCTCCCTTTGTTCTGGCGGAATTGCCAGGAAACCCGAGTCTATGTCAACAGGCAAGGGGAGTGCAACAACAATCGCGGAGCGAAAGTTATTAGCAAACCTTGTGCCAGTAAATCCGCGTCGCCAGGGGAGGGGGCCACTGACACGGGACCGACATGGGGAGTGAGAGCCACTAGGGGAGTGAGAATGTCGGGCTCCCCGAACGGACCTAGGGGGGTCGCGACGTGCCACGGGGAAGTATTACTAGGTGAAAGAATCGTAATACTGGTGTGAGAGGCTTGGTGTAGGTGGAACACTATCCCTTGTGTCTTCAGACTGTTAGACCACAACATCTAGTAGGTGAGAATGATAACGATTATTGTTTCCAATAACTATGACGCCCTCCGGGCAGGGACCAAGGGGGTGTGGTGGAGAGCTGACCTAACCCTCGATCTATTTTATATATATTTATATGATAATATTATTTATATTAATATAATGGGGGAGAATTATATTAAGATCTTAAGAATAATATTAATAGTAGCGGAGCTACGCTCCTATATTATTTATATAGATCTAATATATATATATATATATATTCTGTATTCCTATTCCCCTAGTACTTTAACCCGGCGGCGGAGTGGGCGGAGTCTAACATGTAAAAGGGATTGTTGTCAAGCCTCTTGACAAATAATTATTTTGGGATTATTATATGCGCTCCTGGAGGAACCTACACATGTCACTACCTGTCAAGACTATTGAGAAACTAACTGCCCTGAGAGGGCGTAACTTTACAGACAAACAACTGAAGTTCTTACAAGCGTACAGTGAATCTCTTGATGTAAACACTGCAGTCACTACTGCTGGGTACACAGTAAAGGACAAGAGTGAACTAGTACGATCTCTGAAAAAGGAGATGTTGGAGATCATTGAACTCAAGTTAGTGGAAGACGCAGGTAAGGCTGCAGAAACCCTCTACAGGTTCTTGGAGTCTGATGACCCTATCGTACAGGGGAACCTCAAATTAGAGGCCGCTAAGACGGTCCTGGACCGGGTAGGACTGGGAAAACGAGAGCAGGTAGAAGTACACCACCAGGGGTCTCTAGGACTGTTTATCCTTCCAGCTAAGGAAGACGGTACTGTAATAGATGGCTAATGGCGTAACCAGTAGGTTGAACCTGATTCCTCCAGACAAGATGGAGGAGTTAAGAACTTTACTGGATACTAAAGCACTGACTATTCGGCAGTCTCCTGTCTGGATTCAAAGGGAAGCAAGAGTCAACGTAAACTACCCCACAGTACAGAGGTGGTACACAGGACTTCTTGAGTACAAGTTTGGTAACTACAACGAACGTAAGTCTTCTAAACCGTACCTACCAAAGAAGGTAAGTAGAGCAAGGACTAATCAACAGGGAAGAGAGAACCTTGCAACAGCTAACCAGAAGGTAAAAGAAGCTGCGAAGACTGTAAAGAAAGTTGCTAAGAGTACAAAAACTAAAGTTGTAGCAGCAGAAGATATCAAGCTCGGTCAACAGTACCAACACGAAGTAGCGTTCCAACCTAACGAAGGACCACAGACAGCGTTTCTCGCTGCACCAGAGACAGACGTTCTGTACGGAGGAGCAGCAGGTGGTGGTAAATCTCTAGCAATGATTGTGGACCCACTGCGGTCCTGTGGTAATTCCAAGCACAGAGCACTGATCCTTAGACGTTCTCTAAAGGAACTACGTCAGCTAATCGACATGAGTCGAGAGCTTTACCCAAAGGCGTACCCTGGTACTAAATTCAAAGAGACTGAGAAGATATGGAATTTCCCTAGTGGAGCTAAAGTAGAGTTTGGATACCTTGAGAAAGACGCAGATGTGTACCAGTATCAAGGCCAGGATTTTTCCTGGATTGGATTCGATGAGATATCGCAGCTACCCACTGAGTTTCCCTGGCACTACCTAGCATCTCGGTTACGTACCTCTGACCCCTCTCTTAAGGTGTATCTCAGATGTACTACAAACCCTGGAGGACCGGGACACGGATGGGTTAAGAGGCGGTACATCGATCCAGCACCACACGGAACACCTTACGTAGGTAATGACGGTATCGCTAGACGATTTATTCCAGCAACTTTACGGGATAATCCGTATCTGTACAACGATGGAAGGTATCAGAAAATGTTGGAATCTCTTCCAGAAGTACAGAGACGACAGCTTTTAGAGGGAGATTGGGAAGTAGCAGAAGGAATAGCGTTCCCAGAGTTTCAGAAGAACCTCCACGTAGTCCAACCGTTCTCGATTCCTAGAGGGTGGGCTCGCACCAAGGCGTGTGATTACGGGTTCTCGGCACCTAGTTGTGTCCTGTGGGGAGCAGTTGACCCGCAAGATGGTACTGTAATCATCTACAAAGAGCTTTACGAAAAGGGGCTAACTGCTAAAGATCTAGGAGATCGAATACGTGATATGGAAATGGAAGAGGTTCTTACTGTTCCAGGGGTTATTGACCACTCTGTATTTAACCGTACAGGGTATGCAGGGCCTACTATTGGAGAGATTCTTAACAAAAATCCGTACAATTTGAAGTTCAGACCCGCAGATAAGAACCGACGAGCAGGAAAAATACAGGTACACGAGTACTTTCGTAAGCACTACGACTCAGATCGACCTAGAGTACAGATATTTAGTACCTGTACTAATCTGATTAGAGAGCTTTCTAGTCTAATTTTAGATAAAAATGACCCAGAAGACGTAGATACGCACATGGAAGACCATGCTTACGATGCTTTCAGGTACCTGTTGATGTCTAGACCACGTACAACTACTGCTTACGAGACTATGTGGGCACTAAAACGAGAGAAATACACAGTAAGTGACCCCGTTTTCGGGTACTAACAGGAGATTTTGATGGAATACGGCGCAGATCAGATTTACAATAAACCTAAAGACGAGGTTCTTACTCCAATTGAGGAAGCTTTTCTTCGAGATCCGGGTAAAGCACAGCTAGTTGGAGCAATACAAGATAAGTACACTACTGCAAAGGACTACAGGTCACAACATGAGAACCGTTGGAGCAATTCGTACCACAATTATCGTGGTAAGTACCTCAAGGACGTTCATTTTGGAGAACATGAGAAGAGTCGGGCGTTCATTAAAATTACTAAAACTAAAGTAGTAGCTGCTATTGGACAGATTGAAGACATTTTGTTTGGAAGTAACGAGTTTCCGCTAGAAGTACGGGAAACTCCAGTGCCAGAGGGAATGCCTGAGTACGGACATGTTGGTGGACAGATGGGAAATCCAACTCAACAGGAGAATCCCTATGACGTAGGCTTTGAGGGAGACGGAAAACAACTAGTACCCGGTGCTACCTTTGGACATTTGTTCGACACCAAGACCGAAGCAGCGTCTGCACCGGAAGGAGACCTTACTTCAGGCTATAATCCAAATCCACAAGAGCCGTTAATTAAGCCTGCTAAACGTGCAGCAGAACGGATGAACAAGCTGATTAAAGACCAGTTAATTGAGACACAAGCAACTAAGGCACTACGTGCTGCCATTTTTGAAATGTGTTTGTTTGGTACTGGAATTATCAAAGGACCATTTACTGTCCATAAAAACTACGATAAGTGGGAAGACGTAGAAGGAGTACGTAAGTACAATCCAATTTCTAGAAAAGTTCCACACATTGAGTACGTACCTATCTGGCGATTCTATCCTGATCCATCTGCACTATCACTGTGTGATGCAGAGTACGTTGTTCAAGAGCATGTATTAAATCGAGCACAAGTACGGGAACTTGGAGACAGACCTTTCTTTGATGTAAGTGCTATTGCATCTGCAATTAAAGACGGACCAAACTATACAGATACTGCTATAGACAACGAAGTAACTGCAGAAGATAAACAGAGTACTACAGGTAGAACAAAGTACTCTGTGCTAGAGTACTGGGGACTTATTACGGGAGAAGAAGCTAAAGCTGCAGGACTACCTATTGAAGAAGACCTTATGGAAGTACAGGTAAATGCTTGGATATGTGGACCACATTTACTGCGATTAGTAGTCAATCCATTTCGTCCGTATCGTATTCCATATCAAGTAGTTCCATATGAAGAGAATCCATATAGTATCTTTGGAATTGGTGTGGCAGAGAACATGGAAGATTCCCAGTCTGGTATGAATGGCTCTATTCGTATGGCAGTAGATAACCTAGCTCTTGCAGGTAATCTAGTATTTGACATTGATGAATCAGCACTAGTACCTGGACAAGATAACACTATCTATCCTGGAAAGAAGTTTGTACGTAATACTGGAATGCCTGGACAGGCAATCTACGGAATCAAGTTCCCAAACACTGCACCAGATAACATGACAATGTTCGACCGATTCCGACAGTTAGCAGACGAATCTACAGGTATTCCTAGTTACAGTCATGGATACACTGGGGTTACTGGCATGACTCGTACTGCATCAGGTATGTCTATGCTCATGGGTGCAGCTAGTCAGAACATTAAAACAGTTATTAGAAACATTGACGAGTACTTACTAAAACCACTGGGTAGAGGATTGTTTAACTGGAACATGCAATTCTATGAGGGAGACCTTCAGATTGAAGGAGATCTTGAAGTTTATCCACTGGGATCTTCAAGTGTTATGCAAAAGGAAGTGCGGTCACAACGACTGCTTATGTTTATGCAGAACGGTGCAAACCAGATGCTTGCTCCAATGATTCGGTGGAGTACTGTGCTAAAAGAGTTTGCTAAGACTCTAGACCTAGACCCACGAGAAGTAATTGCAGATCCAGAAGAAGCAATGTTGTACGCAAAGATTATTGGAGCAATGAACGTAGATCCTGCAGCAGCAGGACAGCTACCAGGAATGGATACGGGAAATACAGGTAATGGTGGAGGTAATATTGGTACTGGAGAAGTACCCATGCCTGGACAAGAAGAGTTTGCACAGAATGACGTACCACAAATGGGAGGAGAACAGAATGCTTCGATCTAAGGAAATCTTAGCAGAAGCTTGTAGAAACGTATTCTTTAAAGAGGGTCTTGCAAAACTTTTTAATAGCGAGTATAATTACGCACTCAAAGAGTTGGCATCTCATCATGGAGATCAGAACTCACTGTACAAAAAGTTGGGAGAGGTGCAATACCTACATACCCTAGTAAAGGAGATTGAGAGTTATGGCGATGACTGAACCAGGATTAATGGTTCCTCCAGGAATGGAAGTAGGTGGTCCTCCTCCTGACGCAGGAGTACCTGCATATGAGGATATGCCTCCAGAACAAGTAGAAGAGAGGTCTGATGCAGTAGTAAGTTCTTTTCTAGATACTGCTAAAGACGTTCTATCTAGGGAACAGAAAGAAGTTCTTATCAACGTGTTTGAACAAAACCCACAAATTCTAGATATCGTTGAGCAAGTGTTTGCGGCATCTGCTGAAGGAGAAGTATCTGGAGCAGGTACAGGAACTAGTGACTCTATTACTGCTAAGGTAAGTGATGGAGAATTTATTTTTACTGCTAAAGCCGTTAAGCAACTAGGCGTAGACAAGCTACGCAAGCTGATGGAAAAAGCAGAAGCTGAATACGATAACACTATTGCTATGCAAGAGCAGTCTAAACCGGCTGACCAGAAGTTTAGTGATGGTGGTTACGTAGTAACTGAAGATGAGAAGAAGACAATTCTTCAAGGACTCGCAGAGCGAGTAAAGAAGTTTATTCGGTCGGATGAAGCACCTCCGGCTGGTAGACTACCACCAGAAGCTTTAGGACAAGGACTAGCTGGTAAAGCTGGAGAAGCTGTCCGAAAGCGACAAGAGATGATGCAACAATATTGAACGGCTACGCCTTTAAGGCCCCCGTGTATCCCGATACAGTAGCCTTCTGCCACCCGTAAGGCCCAGGAGGAAATGATGACTCAAGAAGTGCAAGAACACCAAGACGAAGGTAATCCCTACAACGCTCGCAAGCCGTGGGTTGACTACGAAGAAAAGCCACGAGGACTTATTGGTGCTAACGATGGATTAGCTTACAAGGTAGAACGAAAGACTGTAGTAAGCTCAATGAGAGGAGAGCCCCCGGTTACTCAGGAAACTCCTGACCCCGAGACACCTGTCTACTCACAAGTTGACTACAAGAAGCGGTACGATGATTTAAAGAAGCATTACGATAGTAAGCTTAACGAATTTCGACAGAAAGAAACTGAGTACGAAAAGAAACTTCTTGAGACAGTACCGAAGTTTAAGCCACCTAAGACACCTGACGAATTACAGAACTTTAAGAAAAGTAATCCAGAGTTGTTTGACGTTGTGCAGACTGTTGCACACGAGATGGCTAAAGCAGAACTAGACCGACTTGAAAAGCAGGTTAACTCCCTCACTGTAAAAGAGCTACAGTTAGCCCGCCAAAACGCGGAAGCTGTTATTTCAAAGCAGCATCCCGACTTTGTAGAGATCAGGGAATCTGATGCATTTCATGACTGGGCAAAGACTCAGCCACAGCAGATTCAAGACTGGCTCTACAAAAATACTACTGACCCTACACTAGTGATTAAGGCTTTAAACTTATATAAGCTAGAAGTAGGGGGTAGTAAAGAGCCTCCAACTATCGAGACTACTAGACAGGCTACACCTGATGCATCTATGGCAGTAATGTCACGACCCGATGCTACTGGTCCCCAGTCTACCTCTCAGAAGATCTGGACCACCTCTGAAATTGAAGCTCTATCAATTATGGAATATGAAAAGTATAGAGACGAAATTGATAAAGCCTTCTTAGAGGGCAGAATCAGACAAGACTCGCGATCTCGCCGTTAATCTTTTGAGAGGTAAATAAAATGGCAACTGGAGAAACGATTTTCTTAAAGTCCAGTTCTACTGGATACAACTTTAGTAGCATTGCTGGTACTCCTTACTGGCTACCACAGATTTATAGTAAGAAGGTTCTTTCTTATTTCCGTCGTGCGTTAGTGGGTGAGGCAATTTGCAACACGGACTACTACGGTGAAATCAGCCAGTACGGTGATACTGTAAACATCCTAACTGAGCCTACGATTGAAGCCAGTACTTATGTACGTAACCAGACAATTACGAGTGATATCATTGAGCCTGGAGGCATGACGCTGACCATTGACCGTGCTCGTTACTTCCAGTTTGAAGTAGAAGACCTGGAAGCAAACTTCAGTCACGTTAACTGGCAGTCACTAGCAGCTTCTTCTGCTGCATTCCAGCTTGCAAAGGCAATGGATAAGCAGATCTTTACTGATATCATTGCTGATGTAAGTGCATCTGCTCCTGATCATAAGTGGGGCGCAGACGTTACTAACAGTGGAGCAGTATCACTAGATTCTGCTTCTACTACTAATGGATATGTTAAGATTGGTGGAGGTGGTTCTAGTGTAGTTGATCCACTAGACCTTCTAGCACGGTTTGCTCGCCAGCTAGATGAGCAGGACATTCCTGAAGAGAACCGTTGGGTGGTAGCATCTCCAATGTTCTACGAGGAGCTTGCCAAGGCAAACTCTAAGCTAATGAGCATTGACTACAACCAGGGTGACGGTGGTCTCCGTAATGGTCTAGTTGCTTCTGGTAAGCTCCGTGGCTTTAGTCTGTACAAGTCTAATGCTCTTACTGCTGGTCAGATTGCTACTAACACCGATATAGTAATTGCTGGACATATGTCAGCAGTAGCATGTGCAAGTAATCTAACCAAGGTAGAGACTCTACGTTCTACTAGCAAGTTTACCGACATCGTTCGTGGAATGCTTGTGTGGGGAACTAAGATCCTGCGTGATGAAGCACTCGTAGTTGCTTACGTAGATAACACCTAATCAATAGGTGAGTAAGGGGGGACTTCGGTCCCCCTTTCACTATCAGGAAAATTAAAATGGCTGAAACAGTTTATGTAAAAAATTCTCCAGAAAATGCAGTAAAGGTAGATTCTATAGGAGTAGTTGGGTCACAATTCCAAGTAACTCTTAAATCATCTGTATCTGCTGCTGATCCTGCATCGGCAACAGCAGGAGAAGTATGGACTAGTAGTGCAGGATTTAAATATGCTACAGTCACTGCAGTAACTACAATTGCTAGTGGTGATAGGGTAGTTATTAGATTTGATACAAATTCTAGTACAGATTTAGAGACGGCTTGTTCAGATATTCACGCAGCTTTTACTACAGCTACAGAAACCGAATACCCAAATACCATTATTCTAAGTATTAATAAATCTTCTGATACTATTAAATGGGATGGAAGTACTACGATTAAGAAAGTAGTAGTATCTGGAAGTAACGCAACTGCAGTTAGAATTAGTATGGAAGCAATCTCATAATGAGAGATAGTGACTTTGAACTTAAGACTGCCTCTGAAGAACTCAGAGACATTCATCATCGTATAGATGTTCTTAAGAACGATAGCGAAAAGCAGTTCAACACGTTAGTAGAACGTCTACACAGTGTGGAGGTAACTCTTGCTAGAGGTACCCGATTTCCAGCGGCTGCTTGGGTGGCTGCAATCGGTCTGGCAGTAACAGTAATAGGTACGGGTTCAGTGTTGTACTCACAACTACAGATTACACAACAGGTTTCTATTGAAGCTCGTAATGAAATCCGCAACCATATCCGTGATATGGGTCCAGCAGAAAATATGGTTTGGAAAATGGACGAGCGACTAAAAGCTACAGAAGAAACATTACGTACTAGACTAGTAGGTAATACTGCTGAAGGGTGGCACCGTAGAGATCATGAGTTATATGCTGAAGGTATTGACCAACGATTCAAAAAACTAGAAATTCTACTTGAGAAACATAAATGAGTGATTGGAAATCAATAGTACGTACAGTAGCACCAGCACTAGCTACAGCATTAGGTGGACCGTTAGCAGGAGTAGCGGTTGAAACTATTTCTCAACAGTTACTAGGTAAACCTGATGGTACTGAAGAAGAAATTTCAACTGCCATTGCAACGGGTGGTACAGAAGTACTAATAAAATTAAAACAAGCTGAGTACGATTACCAAATAAAATTAGAAGAACTAGGAGTTCGTGATAGAGAATCTGCTAGAGAGCTAGCAAAAGTTGATTATATAACTCCACGAGTACTAGCTTACTCAATTACAATAGGATTTTTTGGAGTCCTTAGTTGGTTAATATCTGTAGGATTTCCAGAAACAGGAAGAGAACCATTACTAATTATGTTAGGATCTCTCACTACTGCATGGGCTGCAGTAATTGCATTTTACTATGGAACTACTTCAGGAAGTGCTAGAAAAACTGAAGTACTAGAACGAATGTCTAAGCGATGAAGGAGGTGGCGTGATGGCGACGTATTATGTTCGGGCAGATGGAGAGGTGGCTGCGGTAGACAAGGCAGACGCCGCGCTTGGCTCTGGCGGCGACCCAACGGACAAGGCGCATTGCCTGAGCATGACCACGTTTAACGCGGCATCATTCTCTGCTGGCGATGTGGTCGTCTTTAGTCACCGTGGCGAGACGTTCACGACGGGGTGTGTTCCTCCCACGGCTGGCATCACGCTACAAGGTGAGGACAGTACAAACCTTCCGGTCATTGAGGGTGGCGCGACGTTTGGGATCGATTTCGGCACCAAGGACAACATGGTTCTGTTGGACCTTGATGTTCGGTCTGACGACGAGCACGGGGTTCGTCACGGGGCTGGTGCTGGTGGGTACACGTTGACTCGTGTGCGCGGGACTGCTCGCAAGTCTTCAAAGAATGGTTTTCACCTTTACCGGCCAGAAGCCAGCACCGTCCTGACGTTGCGCGACATCGTGGCAAGTGGAGGCAATGATGGAGTGTACTGCGATGGAAACGCGGCTAATTTCACGGTGTACGTTTATGGGGGGACAATCATAGGCGCAACAGGTGGCGACGGGGACGGAATGCAGTTCACCGCGTTTGTCGGTGCGCTGTATATCAATGGCCCGGTTATCTCAGTCAACAGTGCCAGCACTAAGCAGGGCATCATTTGCTCTGGCGCCGGTACGGGAGAGATCAAAAACACCCATATAACCGGCGCCACCTCTGGACTGTTTTTCGAGGATGGCACTTGGACCGTTTCCGGCAACAGATTACTTTCTCAGTCTGCTCGTGGGATCAGCGGCAAGACCTCTGCAACGATTACGGCATACGGAAATCTGATCATCAATAGTGGCGATTATGGGATCTACGGTGAAGCTGATGTCACGGCTATAACGGCGAAGTTCAATACAGTCTCTAGCACTCGCGCAATCGCTCAGGCTGGCGGTACGGTCACGAGCGAGTACAACGTGCTGGCGGGCTCTGCTGATGCTTACGGTGGCACGGTAAGTAGCAAAGCCGGTGATGTGACTGGCTCAACCTTGTCAGCGATTGCGGGCTCTGATTATCTGGTCATCCCTGCATATCGTGCAACAGCGATGTGGAGCGCCGGTATCCGTGGGCTAGATGATTTGCCAATCCCGTTGAATCCAGATCCGGGTGCAGTTCAGGACCGCACTGCACCTGGCCGCCGCTTCGGCGTTGGTGGAGGCACAAGGCGATGACTGAGGTGGTGTGATGGCGACGTACTATGTAGATCCGAATCGCGGCTCAAATACTTCGCCATATGACACCTGGGAGAAGGCGGCGACCAGTCTCGCTTTCATGAGTTCCGCGACTTTCTCCGCTGGCGATACCGTCGTGATTGCGATGGATGCCGACATCAACGGCGCGTCTACCACCGCAGCGGTAGCGGTAATGACGGCTGCGGATACTGGCTCTGCGGGTAGTCCTGTGCTGGTGACGGCTGATATTCCCACGGGCTCTGGGATCGCATCAGGTTATCCGATCATCCGCAACTATCGCGAGCCTGCGGACGGAGATTGGACCTGGGACGCAACTAAAAACGGGTGGTGGATTGGGTCATCTGCGAGTGACACGGTGTGGGTCAGGTTCGGTGGAGTGGATACGAGACTTGCGCCGCAGATACCAGTGCATGGTGATGGATTGCCGCTTGCCGCAGACCGAGAAACGTACAATGAAAGCGGCAAGCTGTATGTCTACACCCCGACCAACGCTACGTCTCCGTCTGCGTACTACGGTTCTATCGAGATTGGTGTTCGCAACGTATTCTCGATTGCAAACGCATCGTACTGGGAGTTCGAAGGACTAGAGTTCCGTAATCTCGGGTGTGCGGTGTCTCTCCTGTCGCCAGTTGCGGCGCTGTCGAATATCGTGATCCGTGAATGTCGACTCAACGACGCAGCGTGCTTGCTGCGCGCATACGGCACGGCCGGCAACACCATTAGCGCCCTGACGGTTAAGGATTGTCAGATAGAGTGGGCAGCCATTCCGGTGTATATATCGACGGACTGCTCAGGCATCAACGTCTTCAATAACACGTTCACTGGCATCGGCAGGCACTCGGAGGCGCAGGCTGGCATATACATCTATGCTGGCTCGGCGATAAACACCAACGCACGAATATACAACAACACCTTCACTGATGTTTTGTACGGCACCGGCAATCGCGGGTATGTGGAAGGCAGTTGCTTCTACTTCGACGTGGGCGCAGCGAACAACCGGGCGTGGGGTAATCGCATGCTCGGCGGGCATTATTTGTTCCAAGACAACAGCGGCGGCGAGAACTGGGTATACGGCAACCTGGCGATAGGTGATGCGTTGTGCAGAGGAAACGATGGGTCTGCGATTGGCGCACGCAACCTGCACTTGTGGCACAACACGCTAGTTGCGGCGTCTACATCAGACTATGCTGCCGACCCATCGCAGGCTGCGGCGCATCTGGTGCAAATAACTGCGGTATCGGGTCCGCTTGACGCAGACGGCAACATTCTACTGAGCGAAGCGGGACACACGTCTTGCATCAGCATTACCAATGTCGGTGAGACCTATACGGCAGAGCGCAACTGCTTGCATGGCTCGACGAACGCAATCATCAAGAACAACTCTGCGGAGAGCGTGTCGGCCACCAACGTACAGGCAGATCCAGGTCTCAATGCAGATTACCGAGCAACACTCGCGACGTGCTTGAAAGCGGGCCAATGGAAGGCTGGGATGCGGATGTTGGATGACCTTCCTGCGCCACTGAACCCGGATATGGGAGCGGTGCAGGACCGCGAGGCAGCAGGTCGTCGCTTCGGCACCGAAGGAGGCACGCTGTAATGGTCGCACCTGCTCTCGTCGCCATCGGCAAAGCGGTAGCGCCGGGCATCATCTCGGCTATCGGCGAGATTATCGACCGCTTCGTGCCTGACCCGGAGCAGAAGCAGAAGGCGCTGATGGAAATTGTCGGCGTGCTGCAAACGAGCGACCAGGCGCAGGCGGACATCAACAAGGTGCGGGCGCGTGGGCTGCTGGTGGAGCCGACGGGAGTGAAGCCGTGACCCTACTCTGCTACGACGAGATTTGGCTGAGAGAGCCGCGGCTGATGGTGCCGAGGCAGCAACCGCTTGGGCCCATTAAGTTATTGCCTGAATACGCAAGTATCTGCAAAACATTCATCATTGGCACAAGTCGGGTTGATGTAAGAAACAATGAACCGCTGGTGATTGCGTCTGGTGTTTCCTCAGTAGTAGCCAATAACGCCACATGTTACAGCAATAATGACTCAAGCAGCGCAACGATAAACTCTAGTTGGATCCCAACGTCAACCCTTGCGAATGGATTCGTCTGGCTTATGGTTGGCAGACAACTCGACACATCAAATAGTTCTGTTATTGGGATGTCGAATAGCAGTAACAGGCGTTTCTACCTTGGGAGAGGATCAGCGGGTAATGTTTTATATGTCGGGTATCATACCACCAACAGCGCCGTCATACCCGTGCCATCGCCAGTGGACTGGAATGGCAGATTTGCGATTGCGTTAGGGTGTCCTGCCAATGGAAACGTATATGCTTATACGGCGAGAGGCGAAAAAACTAGCAGCATTGTGGCTAGCACTTACACATCTCGTGGTGATTTGATGCGATGGACTACCTACTCAGACGGTGCGTTCTTATTAAACGCTGCTTTTGAAACGATACAATTGTATGAAAGCAATATGATTACTGACGAGTTTATTTATCGTTTGTTCGATGATTGTTACCATATGGTAATCCCCGCCTAGCCCCCTGTCCCGCGTGCGCGACAGCGAAGGCATTTCTGGAGAAATGGTTGTAAACAACTGGATGATGAGAGGAGAGTAAAATTAAAGTGAGTAACTACATATTATGAGTACAACCTTTTTAGAAATGACAAATGAGATACTAGTAGAACTTAATGAAGTTCTATTAACTTCTATTACATTTGCAAGTGCAACCAATATTCAAAAAGCAGTACAGAACTTTATCAATAAGGCGTACTTTGAAATTTGTACTTCGCACTATGGTTGGCCTTTCCTTGCTTTAACTAATTCACAGGAACCGTTCTTTGGAAATACGTATGTAGAAACGATAGCAGGTACACGATGGTACCTACTTAATCCAAGTAGAAGTACTCAGGATGATGATTATTCTTATGTATCTTGGGATAGGTTCTATGCAACTACCAAGGGAGTATCTGGAGAAGTAGCTCCTTATAGTTCTAATCGTCTACGATTTGTAGACCACGATTTTTGGATGCGGTACTTTAAAGATGGGGATGATGCTGATTTAAATTCTAGTACATTTACTGGAGGAGTACCTAGGTTTGTAATTCGTAATCCAGACAACATTAGATTTGGGTTATCTCCAGTACCTGATAAGGTATATAGAGTATACTTTTATGCCTATAGCCAACCACAAAAGATGTCCGTGTATAGTGATTACTTACCTATTCCTGATCGGTATATTCCTGTAGTACTTGCTAGAGCTAGGTACTATGCATGGCAGTACAAAGAGAATTATCAGCAGGCAGGATTTGCTGCAGATGACTATAAGAAGGGGCTACGACAAATGCGAGAGGAACTTGTAGAAAGTCCTCCCGACTTTTTCTCAGACGATAGAATGTTCTCGTACTAATGGGACAACTTATTGGACTCACAATTCCGTTAGAAGGTGGACTAGATTTAGTTACACCTGAATACGCATTAGCCAAGACTCCAGGATTCTTGAAGGAAATGATTAACTTTGAGAGCTATCCTGGAGGAGGATATAGACGTATTAATGGATATAAGAAATGGAGTACTGCAACCCCTACATCTGCTACTACTCGTTTATATGGAGTATGTCAATACGCGGATGGAGTTGTAGCTGTACAAGGAGTAGGAGCAACTGTTAACTATAATGTATATTGGACTACGGACGGAATTACTTGGTACTTAGTTAATAGTGCGTCCTTAGCGGGAGGCGTTCCTGGAGTTAGTGGGGGATCTGCAACTATTACAGGACTTACTGCTACAACTAGAGCAAGTGTTCCAGGGCAAGTGCAGTTTGTAGTTTATGAAGGTAACACAGAATACGGTGAGTTGTTTATACTAGATGGAGCTAATAATATAGCCCGCTTTGCTATTGCTTCTAGATCAGGTACTAGATACTACCACTTTGATACAATTACTACGTTTACTACAGCACAATGGGGAGCAGTGTACAAAGATCATTTAGTAGTAGGTGGAGATACTACCAATAAAGAAACAATCTATTGGAGTGACGCATATGCGCCCACATCATTTACTGGTGGTACTAGTGGGTCATTAAAGTTTCCTGATAAGATTACTGGAGTAAGGTCTTGGAGGGATAAGCTATTTATCTTTGGACAAAATTCAGTAAATGAATTGTCAGGTATTAATGGAGTACCTGCAGTAAATACTATCTCTAGAAATATGGGATGTCTTAATGGACACACTATCCAAGAAGTTGGAGGAGATCTTATTTGGCTATCTCCAGATGGTTTTAGAAACTTAGCAGGTACAGAACGACTTGATGATATCGAATTAGGCACAATTTCTAGAAGGATTAATCCACTAGTAGAAGACGCTATAGATGACATAACTACTGAAGACGTATCTAGTTTTGTAATAAGAGAAAAAAATCAGTACCGAATGTTTCATTGTAAAAGTACGTATACTGATGGACAACAGAAAGGATTATTAGCTACCTATAAAATGGGAGCACAAGGAACCCAATGGGAGTGGGGAGAGATACAGAGTATTCCAGTAGCCTGTGCTTGGAGTGGAATTAATAGAACTGGCAGTATCGCCACTTTAAATTACGCAACAGAAGTAGTATTACATGGTGGCTATGATGGTCATGTGTATCTACACGATGATTCAGAAACTGATAGCTTTGCAGGATCTAATGTGTATTCTGTAATAACTACGCCACAAATAGATTACGGAGATATTGGAGTTAAGAAGACTCCGCATTGGGTTATCTTGAATGGAAGTAGAGAAGGTGATAATGACGGAGTATTCTTAGAACTTAAATACGATTACGAAAGTCGTGATACTCTACAACCATCTCCGTATAATCTTCCGTTTAATGGAGGATTTTCGTACTATGGCTCCGCTATATACGGAACATCTACATACAGTACTACTGCGTATTTAAATGAGCGGGTTCTAGTAGAAGGGTCTGGATTTTCTAACAGTTTTAAGATATACTCACAAAATACTCAAGCTCCGTATACTATCTCAGGTATATATGTTAGAGCTTACGTAGGAAAAGCTTTATAAGAGGCAGATATGGCAACTGGATATAGTAAAACATACGCAAAAGTAGATACAGATATTATTTCTGCATCTGATTTTGTAACAGAATTTAATGCATTGGATGCAGCATTTGATGAAAGTACTGGACATACCCACGACGGAACTACTGGAGGGGGAGGAGTAATTAATACCATTGCCGATTCTGATGGAAAAAATAAACTAGTTATTGATACTAGTAACAATGAAATTGAATTTCATTTAGAAATTTCTGGTACATCTACAGAACAATTAAAACTTACTGCAACTACTTTAGAGCCAGGATCTACTAGAGATAATTTAATTAGTTTAGGAACATCTAGTTCAGAATTTAAAGACCTATATATTGATGGTACAGCTAACATTGATAGCCTTGTAGCGGATACTGCAGACATTAATGGTGGAACACTATATAACGTAACATTTGATGGGCCATGGACAGCAGTAGGACAGACATGTGCAAACTTAGGAAATGTTACTACTTGTAATATTGATGGGGGAGCTATTGACGGGTGTGTTATTGGTGGAAATGATCCAAGAGCCGGATATTTTACAACGCTTAGTACTTCTAGTACATTAGCAGTTTCAGGAGTAACGACACTAAGTGAAGATCTAAACGTAGATTCCGGTGTACTCTTTGTAGACGTTTCTGCTAATAGAGTAGGCATCAACGATGCAACACCAGGATACTCCTTAGATGTAACAGGTACTTGTAATGTTACTGGAGCAACTACACTAGGAAGTACTCTTGGAGTTACTGGTGTAACTACCTTGAGTGAAGACTTGAATGTAGACTCGGGAGTACTATTTGTAGATGTATCTGCTGACCGAGTTGGTATCAATGATGCTAGTCCGAGCTATAGTCTGGATGTAAATGGGACGGCAAACGTCACGGGAGCAGTGACGCTAGCGAGTACGCTTGCCGTTACTCAAGGAGTCACGCTATCAAGCACAGTAGGAATCGGTGGAGCAGTTACTAGCACCAGCGCTAACGGCTTCGTAGTGGATAGCTCAGGAAACGCGCAGCTTGTCGTAGACAAGGGAGCTACTGCTAATGCTAATAACATATACGGGAAGGTCGCCGGTGATTCTCTGTGGAATGTCGTACTAGGGGATAGTGGAGATGACTTTCGCATCTACTCATACTCAGGAGGATCATATTCTGCAACTCCTTTTACGATAGAGCGGACGACCTCGGACATCTACATAACGGCAGACTTGTGTTTAGATAACGAACAGAGCATTCGATGGAACGCTGCGGGAGGGGCAAACACATTCATCTACGGTAATCAAGCCACTCCTACCATTCTTACATATGTGGGTGCTGGAATCGTCACTCGGCATCTTACTGGAGCGTTTGTCCCTGGAAGCACTGATGCTACAAATCTAGGTAACTCTACCTATAAGTGGAAAGAAATCTTCGCAGTTACAGCTACCATCAACACCTCTGACGCTCGTAAGAAGACGGAAATTCAGCCGCTTTCAGACGCAGAGTTGAATGCTGCGAAAGAGCTTGCCCGTAGTATTGGAATGTACCGATTCCTCTCCGACCCAGCTAAGGTGTGGGTAGGAACCACGACTCAGCACGTTATGCAGGTGTTGACAGACAATGGACTCGATTGGCGAGACTACGGGTTTGTGCATTACGACGAGGCAGCAGACGACTACGGACTGCGCTATACGGAGTTGAACATGTTTATCACTCGTGGTCTAGATGCGCGATTACAAGCACTCGAATCTTTAATGGAAAATCTATAATGTCTAAATTAGAACAATTGCTTTTAAAGGAAGAAGTAGAAACTGCTATTGAAAGATTATCTAGAGCAGACATCAAAAGATTCTTTAAAGATATTCTATCAGACCATGCTTTAGATCTGTTTAAATCGGCTTTAGCAGAAAGCAACGTACAGATACTTGGAAGTATTATTCTAACAGAATACACTAAATATTTGCGTGAAACATTACTACCGGGTGTAGAAGAATCAATTGCAACTGGAACAATACCAGTAAGTAAAATTAGAAAGATTGTAGGAGAATTATAATGCCATTTGATACAAATGGAAACTGGACTGATGATGAAGTACCTGCTCGTTTGCTAGGACAAGAAGAGCAACAGCGCCAAGAACAAGCAGCAGCCCCGGCAACTCCAGCGGCTACTACTTCTGCACCCAACGCAACTAGTATTCCTACAGTAATTAATAGGTCAGCTACTCCTGAACAATCTCAAGCAGTATCTAACCGTGTGTATGAAAACGTAGCTACTCCTAATATTCCACAATCTGCTCAACAGACCTATACAACTCAACAGATACAATCTAATGAGTTGCAACAAGGCTCTGAAATGCGGGATACATATAGTCCAGTACCGTACTACCAGGGACAAAGTACAACTGTAGGACAGCCTGCTAATATTACAACTCCAACTCTAACTACTGCTACAGGTACAGCACAAACTTCAACAGCGGCACAAGGAACTGTTGGAGCACAATCTCAAATGTCAGCAGTGCGAGCAGCACTCACTGAAGGAGCTACTGCTAACTTTGAGTACACTGCACTACCAGATTCTGCGTTAGTACAGAATCAGATTGCACAACTTCTCACAGGAATGGAAGACGGAGAAGTTCCTGCGTGGGCTAAACCTGCAGTAGCGGCAGCTAATCAGATGTTAGCAGAGCGTGGAGTAGGGCGTAGCTCGGTAGGTAGGGATACTCTTTACAATGCAATTATCCAAAGTGCCTTACCTATTGCAAGTGCAGATGCACAGGCAAAGCAACAGGAATGGTTACAGAATCTTTCTAGTAAAGAGCGTATGACTATGTTCAATGCTTCTACACAAGCAAACATGGACTTAAAGAACGCAGATTATTTACAACAAGCTACTGCATATAATGCTCAAGCATTCCTACAAATGGACTTTAACAACATGTCCAATCAGCAGCGTACTAATGAGGTTAATGCACAGTACCGCCAACAGACTATGCTGACTAATCAAGCTGCAGAGAATGCTACTAGACAAATGAATGCTCAGAATGAACTTCAAGTGCAAGAATTTATGCGCCAATTGTCTTCTAACATTAGTTTAAACAATGCTGCTAGACGAGATGCAATGATTCAGTACAACACTGGACAAGTAAACAACATGCGTCAGTTTAATGCACAACTTGATTTCAATCAAGAACAATTTAATGCTACTATGAGAAATCAAATTGAACAGTCTAATGTTAACTGGAGACGGAATGTTAACACTGCTAATACTGCAGGTATTAATGCTGCCAATCAAGCTAATGCAATTAATGCAATGAATTTATCGAATGCTTCGTTAGCAATGATTTGGCAGGAAGGTAGAGACGTTGCTCGCTGGGCATACGAATCTAGCCAGAATGAACAAGAGCGTGCAGCTAGAATGGCTATGGCAATTCTAACTAATGAGCAAGCAAATAATGCTGGAAGAGCAGAAGCAATTGCACAAGCTGGAATACTAGCGTATAATATCTTAGGTAATGCTACAAGATAATAGGATACTATAATGGGACTATTTAAAAAGGTTGGACGAGGTATTAAGAAAGTTGTCCGAGGTATTGCCAAGGGCGTTAAGAAAGTTGTCAAGGGTGTTGGCGGGTTCTTCGCCAAGCTCATGAACAAGCTTGGGCCTATTGGAAGTATTATTGCTGGGGTAGCCCTATCGTTTGCCTTACCTGCAATCGGTGGATGGATTGCTTCAGGATGGCAAAGTTTTGTAGGTGCTTACGCATCTAATCCTGTATTAGGTCCAGTAATTAAGAGTATCAATACGGTTATTGGAGCAGTACAGAAAACTTATGGAGCCGTAAAGGGAGCACTAGGAATTGGAGAAGCAGCTACTACTGCTGGAAGTACAGCTACTGGTAGCGCAGTAACCTCTGGAACTGCTTCAGCAACTAGCTCAACAATGTCTGATAGTATTCTAGCACGATTTGCAGATATTGGTGGGGGTAGTTGGGAACAAGGACTAAGTAATTTAGGATCAGTGAGTAGTTCATTTCCAGCATCAGAAGTGTCTGCAATGACTGGAGAACAGTTCACACAAGCTGCTGCACAGCTAGGTTCTGAAGGAACTCTTGTAGGTGGAAGTAGTAGTGGAACATTGTTTGGAGCAGCAGGAGAAGACTTCTTAACACAAGTAAGTAGGGAAAGTAATTTATTCCCAGCAGCAGCACAAACAAGTGTAGAATCTGGATCACTAGCTTATACTACTCCAAATCCAGAGTGGACACCATTTGAATTTGGTCCTTCACAAGCTAATCAAGGACTAGCAGGATTAGGTGAACGATCTACGTTTAGTTTTACTGGGCCTACAGATGCACCACTACAATCCTTTGCGCCATCTAACACGGGTATAAGGATTACACCAGAAGGTACAATGGAATATAATTTCCCAGGAGGGGGTGAAGTACAATTCCAACAGGGAACTACTGAAGAATCATTGGCAAGTAGATTAAAGAAAGCTTTACCTAAATTTGGAGGAGTACAACCTCCAACTGGACTTACTCCTACAGCAGTAGAAGCTCCAGATGCAATGGAACTTATGCAGATGGCTATGGCTGGAACAGGAGCATCAGGCTCTACTTCATGGGCAGTACCTAATTTAAATCCAATGTTACAAGACCAGTTAAACCAGATGGCAGAACAACAGAGAATGTTCTTAAGATCTCTTGGAGATCGTAGTACAGTGAGTGGTAGGTAATGGAAAACTTAGTTGAGAAGTACGCATTTGATCGTCCTATTCCTGGAGAATCTTTAACTGATGCTCCTACTGGAAAGTATCCTTGGGAACGTCCCCCAGAGATTAGTACAGTAGAAGAAGGTACTAAGTACTTATTTAAAGCGTTATCTAATAAAGATACACTACCTGACTTACTTGACCAGATTAGAGATGGAATGTCTTTAGAAGACATTGCTACTCTCATTACTAGAGTTGGATTCTCTGAAGGTAAGTGGACTATGGACTTAGCTCTACTGCTTGTAGAACCAACTATTTACATGTTGTACTTCTTAGCAACACAGGCAGGTATTGAACCAATTATCTATGAAGATGAAGACGATGATTTAGATCCTGAAGAAGAAGCAGAAATTCTTACTAAGAAGACTAAAAGTAACACGCCTCTTCCATTAGGAGGTCGGAGACGATAATGGGCATTTCATTTGGTGACGCTGCGATTGCATTTGGAGGGGGCTTTGCTAAAGCCGCTAACAAAGAATTTGATGACATCCGTAAAGAAAAAGACGACCTAAAGAAGTTACAAATTGCTCTGGATGTAGAGAGATATAAGACCAAAGAAAAGGTTTATAATACTAAGAAAGAAATTTGGGATAGGCTAGAACCTATTCGTACTGGTAAAGTACAGGGGGAAGCTGCGTTTGAATTAATGGCAGGAGTTGTAGATCCAGAAGGAAAACAACGCGATCAATTGTCACGTATGTTTAATACAAATACTGTACATAATTATATTAATACCTTTAATCCTGGGAATGCTCCTGAGTACGCTAAGGGAAGCGAACTAGAATCTATGTACAGTCCTAAGCAACATCCGTTACTTAGGTGGAAAGAAGACGTTACTGGAGAGCCAACTAAAGCATCAGAAGCACTGTCGGTACGACAGCCCAAAGGGTTATCAACAGAGCTAGCTCCTATGAATCCTACTGGAAAGAGGCTACAAGTAGGTGAGTGGGAAATTAAGGGAAATCCTAAGGATGGATTAATTAGAGTAAATAAAACTACAAATGAGTGGGAAGTTATTCGCGAGCCTGCTCCAGATAAGCCTGACAAAGTTACAGTACCGACTATAGTAAAATTACAGAATGAACGTGACCAATTAGATGCAAATATTGCAGGACTTAAGACATCACTAGAAAGTAATGCTGCTCCAGGATCTACTGTGTATGATTCAGAAAATAAAAAAATAGTAGAAGCTCAAATAGCTAGGATGACTCAACGGCGTAATGAAATTGATACTACGATTGCTGCTATGGGTAAACGAATTGTTTGGACTAGCAACGAAGAAGGGGATCAAGTGGCGGTAGCAGTAGAAACAGGAGGAACAGGTGCCCCTCCAAAACCTGTAGGCGCAGAAAAACCTACTACTAATGATGCAGTAGTACAACAAGAAACCCGTCGTGCAGAATTAGCAGCAGACCTATTAGGCCAAAGAACAGTTGCTGCAGGACGAGAGTACAACACTAATAATCGTAAAGGAATGTTTACCCCCGAATGGGCACATGCAGAAGTTGTTATGGATAATCCCGATACTAAAGAAGTAGAAACTTATCCACAAAATATAGATGAGTCCTTTGATGTTGCAATTAATGGGCGAATTAGAGAGCGACTTAAAGCAGGAGAACCCCCAGAAAAAATTCGGGCTGATCTTAATAAGTGGACACTAGTTCCAGATCCTAGAACTAAGGGACGATTTGGTAAGGCCCCTACAAAAATGATATGGGTTCCAGATACTCTTGCACGAGAGCCAAATCGATTCAAGAGTTATATGGATACTGCAAAGAAAGAAGGATGGACCACAGAACAAATTATACAGCTATTTGAAGACGATGGATTCTAATACTATACTTACTCTAGAAAATACTTCTAATATTGAAGAGGGACCAGCACTTACTTATGGTGAAACTCCATATTCTTTTCCTGAAGTTGGAGAAGTTGAAATAGTTGGTGAGCGTAAACAGCGTGCAGCTCAAGCACGGGCAAAGTTTGAAGCTGAACGTAAATATAAAGAAGGAGTAAAGAAGAGGGAAGAAGCTTATAGTGCATGGGATAGATTCAATGTTAGTAGAAGATCGGAAGAGCAAGATCGGAAGAGCACA